ATAGTGAGAGATAATCAATGGTAAACGTTAATTTTAATAAACTTACAACTAGACAAGTCAGAGCATTACTCAGAGACCCTAACAATAGAGAAGATGGAACTCTTGTAGGAGCAGCTGTTGCTAAGAACTTGATTGGTCCTGATTATTTTGTTTCAGTTGCCAAAAGACTGAGAACATATTTTGGAAATAATCCTAAAGTAAAATACTCTAGAAAATCATTAGTCAATTCTACTCTAATCAAAAGATATAAAGAGAACCTTGGAACAGCAAAGATTCTACCAAGTCCAATCTTTGACCCTATGAAACTTGATAAGATTAATGGGACAACTAAACTTGGCGGTGGTATTCCATTATCTTTGTTTGTATCTTCTCCCGGAACTAGAGCTACTATTAACCATTTGAATGCAAGTGAACGCAAAATTATTGCTAAACGATTTTATTGTCATGTTCCTTTGATTGAAGGATTTAGAAATAATAGCAAGTTTAAAAGAAACAGTTTGATTGTGACTGAAGGTCTAGTCAAGAAACAGAGTGATGAGACTTTAGTGACAGGTGATATTAGAGACCTACAGACACAAGGCAGAGCTGTTGTTTATGAAGTATTGAACAGTAAGGGTCAGAATGATGCCTATGCTACATTTGAACTTGCTAACTATTGGAAAGACAATAATCTTTTCCAAGGAATGATTCTACATTACGATACATTAGACCCTTCTCCTAATAATGCAGATGTAGGGACTTTACAACCTGATAAAGTATATCATGCTGAGATTATTGTTGTAATGCCCTCAGTAAATGATTACTATGAAGGAAGGTTTGATAGGTCAGTTAGAACTGATATTAATTTTAGAGCAGCAATCTATGGTGGTCTTGGTTATTTTCAGTATAAATAAAAACATAGAATAAAAAGAAAAATGGTATGAGATGGCAGTAACAAAAGCACTTTCGATAGAAGATGGTAATTTACAAACACCATCTATTGTAACGACTAGAAATCGTAAGTACAGTGATTTGGATTTAACCTTCGCTGCTAGAACTACTGGTGACATTTTCAAGAAGACTGATGCAGCTGCTGTTAAACAATCTGTAAAGACTATCCTACAGACTAACTTTGGCGAAAGACCTTTCCAACCTAACTTTGGTGCAGACCTTCGTTCTAGATTATTCGAAAACTTTACTGATGAGGAAAATGCGTTCCTGATCGAAGATGCTATTACCGATGCACTTAAGTTTTATGAACCAAGAGCTGAACTAGTTTCTTTAGATGTTAGAGACAACCCTGATAGAAACTATCTTGGTGTAAGGGTCGAATTTAAAGTAGTAAATACAGACGAACTTGTAGTGCTAGATACTTCAATATCAAGGATTAGATAAGAATGGCGACCACAATCAATTCATCAGACCTTAACTTTGATGATATCAAAACATCACTAAAAACCTACTTTGCATCTAAGTCAGAGTTTGCTGACTATGACTTTGAAGGTTCTGGTCTGTCTAACATCCTTGATGTGTTGGCATATAATACTCATATGAATGGTTTGATTGCAAACTTTGCATTGAATGAGTCTTTTCTTCCTACAGCACAACTCAGAACATCTTTGGTAAACCATTCACTTTTGTTTGGATATATTCCAAGATCAAAGACAGCATCTAACGCAGAATTGACTGTAACTGTAGATTTAGGATCAGGTGCTGGTAAACCTGCTAGTATCACTATGCCAGCTGGAACACAGTTCACATCAATAGTTGATGGTGTAAGTTATACATTTAGAACACTTTTAGAATATACAGCATTTCCTAATCCAGTACAACCAAACCTCTATACGTTTGTTGATGCTTTAGGTCAACCCTATGTTAGAGTATTTGAAGGCGAATTGGTTGTTAAGACATTTATTGCTGAGATTACAGGGGACAGACAGGTTTATGTTGTTCCTGATCCAGACTTAGATTTGTCTACAGTTGCAGTTCAAGTATATGATAATATTAACACAGATAACTTTACAAGTTACTTTAGTGCTAATGCTACATCTGGTGGAAATGCTATTACTAGTATTACTGCTGATACTGCTCTTTATCTTCCACTAGAAACATACAATGGATACTGGGAGTTTAACTTTGGTGTTCTGGGCGTAACAGGTAAAAACCCTGTGAACGGTGAAGTTATTCGTGTTACCTACCTTAGAACAAATGGTATTGATGCAAACGGTGCGTCAACCTTTACCCCATCTTCTACACTTGCTGTTACTGGATTTGGTAGTAAGACATTGAATACTGTAGTAAGAAGAGGCACAAAATCTTCCTTTGGTGCAGATAAAGAAAGTCCTGAATCTATTAGAGCAAATGCTCCACTTTCATATCTTGCACAAAACAGATTGGTTGCTGCTAACGATTATAGAGGTGTTATTGCTAACGGTGTTCCGGGTATTAAGTCTATCAATGCATGGGGTGGAGAAGATAATGTCCCTGCCAAGTATGGTAAGACTATCATTTCTATTGTATATGAAAGTGATGTTAGTGCAGTCCAGAAGGCTGCTCTACAGACCCTTATCAAAAATAACTTGACTGATCCGTTGTCAGTAGTTGGTGTTGAAGCAGAGTTTGTCGATCCAACATTTATTTACTTGGACGTGATTACAAACTTTAGATACAATCAGTCTTTGACTAACCTGACCAGAGATGCAATCCAAACTAAGATTGTTGGTGAAGTAAATTCTTACTTTGCTGTAAACTCTGGTAAGTTTAATGATACAATTAGAAAATCTAAACTAACATCTCAAATTGATGCTTCTGATCCTTCTATTTTGGGATCAGATATTGATATTAAAATGTCTGCTAGATTTACACCATTGCAGAACCCGACTACAGGAAATTTTGTTAGAACAGATTATACAATTAACTTTATTAACAATATTCAATCACCTTTGATGCAAGTTCCAAGTATTAGTAGTGATAGATTTGTTGTAAATGGTATTTCTTGTAGTATTAGAAATGCACCACTACACTCGACTACACTTCAAGCTATTGATATTCAAGGTAATGTAGTTATTTCGAACATTGGTAACTATGAACCAACTACAGGTAAAGTTAATCTAGTAGGGTTCTTAATTGATTCTATTTCTTCTGGTAATACATATTTGACTATTACTGCTAATGCTGCTGATGATAGTACATTCAAACCTTTGAGAAATACATTGATTACTTTGGGAACAAATAGATCAGTTGGTAGTGGAGATGTAAACCAAGCATCTTCTGTAACAGGCACAACGAATTAAACAATGTCAAATACCAAAACCCTTTCAGACTTAAACAGACTAAATGTAAACCTAAAAGAATCTCAGGTTGATACTGTAGTTCCTGAACATTTCAAAGAACAGTATCCACAACTAGTAGAATTTCTGAAAGCATATTATGAGTATATTGATGGTGAAGGTGGTATTGCACATGACCTAAAAAATATCTTTACATCTAGAGACCCTGAGTCTACTTCAGATGAATTTTTAAATTTATTATTCCAAGAAAGATCACCGGGATTTGGTCCAATCCAATTTCCTTCTCCAAGATTTGCCTATAAGCAATTGCCTATCATCTATAAGATTAAAGGCACTAACCTGTCTATTGACCAGTTTTTTAGATATTTTTTCCAGCAAGACGTAGAACAAACATTACCTAGAAATCAAATGTTTATTGTTGGAGAAAGTGAGATAGGAGCTGAATCTTTACGATTTATCCAAGACTCATATTTTTATCAAATCTTTTCTATTTTGATTAAGAGTGGTATTCCTGCTACACAATGGTTAGATTACTATAAGAGTTATCTACATCCAGCTGGGTTTGCTATTTTTACAGAAACAGCATTCGAACCTGTAGTGTCTCTTTTACAAACACCATTGACAGAAATTATTACAGACTCTGATATCGCTGCCTCTGCTGCTACTGTTCTTGCATCTGAAGATGATATTGCTAGTATAGGTCTTACATCTGTTACTGCTATTGATAGTGATGCACAGAGAAGATTTGCTGTTAGTCGTGGATTTAATATCTACCAGACTGATGCACAAGATTCTGCTATTCTTAACAATTCACTTTACAATGGACAGTATATCTCTATTGCAGACATTCTTGATCCTAACTCTAGAAGATTTAGTGATAGTGACAATAGAGAAGATATTAGATACAACCTGTCCGATTCCTTGTATGGTGGTATTACTATGGATGAAGATAGTGGAACATTTGATACTATTGGTCTTATTCCGGGTATTAGATTCTCTAGCACAACCGAAACTATGGACGAAGGTGTGTTCCCGTTCTATAATGATTCTGGTTTAGATTCAGCAATTGGTCCATATGTTTGATATAAATAAGTTTAAGAGTTTTCATAGGAAGTAGAAATGACAAGCACACTAGATGTATTAGATTCAGACAATGTTCTTAATAGAGGCACAGTTGCTAACGACAACACTGGTGACACTCTAAGGTCTGCTGGACTTAAGATTAACAATCAGTTTGAAAATGTTGATAGTGCTATGTTTAATACATCATGGGCAGAATGGCCTGCTGGTGTAAAAGAGACTAACTCTGTCCTACGTTATAATGGTTCTAAGTTTGTTGGAACAAACAACGTCAAGATTGACTCTGATGGTAATACTACAGTTTCAGGAACATTAGCAGTTTCAGAAACATTAGCAGTAACATCTACTTCTACTTTTACTGATAGTGCAACATTCTCTGCTAATGTAAACTTAGGTGATAACGATATACTGAATATTGGCGCTGGTGATGATTTACAGATTTACCATGATGGATCAAATAGTTACATTAAAGATGCTGGGACTGGAAACCTAGTTCTATTGTCTAATAACTATAGTCTTAAAAATGCTGCTAATAACGAACAAATTATTTCTGCTGTAGAAGACGGTGCTGTAGAACTTTACTATGATGCTATTAAAAGAATTGAAACTACTAATGTTGGTGGAACAGTTACAGGTTCTTTAGTTGCTGACTCTGCTACTATTTCTGGTAACCTTACTGCTAATACTATTAGTCTAGGTGCTTCTGGAAC